AGTGTTGGAGGAATACCAAGCGGATATTGCATAGTAATAATAAGCATAATCTTCCAATGTCTCCCGTTCATGAAAAGAAGACGCATCATTTTATCGCGAGTCCATGTTCCGTCATACAAACAGTCATCAAGAATTACAAATGCTCTTGGGTCAATTGTACTGCGTTTAAAAGTCTCCATCTCTTTTTTAATTTGTTTTAAAACAGACTTTTGCCGCTTTAAAATATTCTCAACGATTGCAGTATTGTATTCATTGTGAATAAACAACTTTGGAACCATTTTTCCATAGAAACCGTTTCCTTCTTCTGTTCCGGCAACTACTACCCCAATGGGGATGTCTTGATGGTAATATAATAAATCTCTTACAAGGAAAGATTTGCCAGTGTCACGACGACCAATTAAGACAACGACTGGACCTTTAGATTCATTTGGTTTAAAACTAATAGTTTTCATATCAAATTTCTTGAGTTCTAAAGTCATGATATTCTTGTTATTGTTACTTTAGAAAATTCATTCAAATTAGAAAACGCATTTAAAATGCAATTTTACTAAAATACTAGATATAGCAAAATTATTGTCAAATGAGTTAAAAAATAGTATAATTAATATATTATTTAGCTAATGGACAATAGCACTCTTAAAATTCATTATGAGAAGAGAAAGAATTCCGAATTATTCAAGTCTCTTCAAAAAGAGGAATTGACTTTTCTCTCTGAATTACAAAATTATATACCTATTTACAAGCGATTCTTCTTGTTAAACGAATCAAATTACAACTCCTTGAACCTCAATCATTCATGGTTTTTAACCAGCGTAAAAAACGGAGTTGCTGATAACAAAAATTTATACAACTGTGCAATTCAAAATCTTGAAACTAGCAAAACAAAGAAAAAGCAAGTATTTTTCAAAATGGCTCCTTTACTAGACCCATTTAAATACTTAATTGGCAAATATAACGCAAATGATCCAACATTGTTTAAATTGCCAAAGTTAACTTCAGAAATTGGAAATGTTCATCCAAAGTTATTGGATTCTAATAATTCTGCATATGTTGACGGATTTTTCTCTTTTATCTCAAGCAAGCTTATTTATAATCATGATTTTGTAAATGGGGTTGATTACTATGGCTCCTTTTTGGGAATTAAAAAGGAGTTCAAGCTAAACATCGTTGATGATTTGGATTATCTTTGCAAATCAGAGTTCTTCAATAAATACAAGAATAACAAGTTTCAAGTTGAAGATTATAGTTTTTTATATGAAGAAGATAAGCCTGACGTAAAACCACCAATAAAAATAGAGCATAATCTAAGTAATAAATCTACTTTATCTATTAAGTCAATTGATAATACTATATTTGAAGACCTTTTTTCAACTGAAGGACAACAACTAACGCACTTAACTCTTGATGATTTGAAAGAAAATAACATAGAATTACTTGATATTACAAATTGCGACTCTTTTAACGCGAAAGAAATGCGAACAACGACTATAAAATCATCTTCAACATGTTCATCAAGAACATCTCATACATCAAATGGTGAAAGCAGCAAAGGGTCCTGCAATAATTGCGAAGATGTTTCGGGTAATAATGAAGATGAAAATGACAAAGAAGACGAAGAATACGATGATGATAATTGGACGGATGATAATTCAAACTCAAACTCAAATTCAAGCGAATCATGTGAAGAACAACAAATTTTTGCAACCATTCCTGAGTTTCCAGTTCAAGTTATATGCATGGAAAATTGCGAAAATACATTTGACGATTTGATTATGAACGAGGAGCTAACGCACGGTGAATGGTTTTCCGCATTGTTTCAAATAATAATGATTCTAATTACATATCAAAAGGCATTTTCATTTACACACAATGACTTGCACACAAATAATGTTATGTATAACTCAACTGATGCAAAATACATTTATTATTGTTACAAGAAGACCTATTACAAAGTTCCAACTTATGGTCGCATCTTTAAAATGATTGATTTTGGAAGAGCTATTTATAAGTTTGATGGTAAGTTATTTTGCAGTGACAGTTATCAGCCTGGGGGTGATGCATCTACACAATATAACACTGAACCATATTTTAATGACAAGAAGCCGCGTTTAGAACCCAATTATAGTTTTGATTTGTGTCGTTTAGCGTGTTCTATTTTTGATTATATTATTGACGACTTAGATGAAATAAACGATTTAGAAAAATGCGAACCCATTGTTAAGCTTATTTACGAATGGTGTTTAGATGACAACGGTATAAATATACTTTATAAGAACAATGGTGTAGAAAGATATCCAGACTTTAAGTTATACAAGATGATTGCGAGATGTGTTCATCACCATACTCCCCAAGCTCAACTTGAGAGAGATGACTTTAAAGTATTTGTTACACCAAAGTCTAATATCCCTCAAAATGAAATGGTTGTTAATATAGATAATATTCCTAATTTTTCACTTGAAACAAATCAAACAAATCAAACAAATCAAAATGTTTAAATTTTAAAGTTATTTTATTTGCAATAAATAAAATGACTTCTACGCCAGATAATTTTGGATTTATAATCACAAGACACGTGACTTCAGATACAACCAATAAGTATTGGAATGAATGTATAAGACATATTAGGGGGCAATATCCTTTAAAAAAAATTGTTGTTATTGATGACAATAGTGATAAAAAGTTTTTAAAAGCCGAATATGAATATAGAAATGTAGAATACGTTGAATCAGAGTATCATAGGCGAGGCGAGCTTTTGCCCTATTATTACTTTTATAAAAATCACTATTTTGATAACGCGGTTATAATTCATGATAGTGTTTTTATGCAACGACGCGTTCCGTTTGAACACTTGATTAAAAAAGGAATAAAGGTTCTACCATTGTGGCATTTTAACAGTGAGAAAAAAGAAAATGTTAATAATACATTGAGAATCGTAAACGGTCTTACAAACAATTATGACATAATACTTAATCTCACACACAACAAAGAATATGATGTATTAGGTCCCACAAATAAAGAAATATGGTCTGGTTGTTTTGGGGTGCAAAGTTTTATTAATCGTGATTTTTTAATTGGCTTGAGAGACAAATACAATTTGTTCAACATGTTGAACTTTATTAATTCTCGGTCTGATAGGTGTTGTCTGGAGAGAATAATGGGAATCATATTCTTTGTTGAATATTTGAGACTATTAAAAATACCTTCGTTGTTTGGAGACATTAAATCTTACTGCGAATGGGGTTATACATATAATGAGCATTGTGAGAACATTCGCAATAGACGGATACCCAAATTGCCAGCAGTAAAAGTTTGGAGCGGTAGATAATTTTTATTTTTATTTTATTATGGGTTGACTTCAACCTTGACATCTTCCGAGGTCAAATATTGCTGGATTGCGTAAATGTCTTCTACTGCATAAAGCTCGCACTTTTCGCGACGAGCAAAGCTATTAAAACAAACACTGTTATAATTCTCAAATTGGTATCCAAAAGTGCAATCCAAATCACTTGTTACAGGTTTCCCATTTTTAGTATGCTTCAAAATTGTCATGTCAGCAGCGCGAATCGCGATTCCGCGGCATACAAGATCAATAATTTCATCCGTTTCTGGCAGATGCATAACATATTTTCCGCCGCGCTTGAGACGGCCGTCAACATTTCTATCGGTATTAATTTTTACTAAACCCTTGCTCACCATTACAATTCTTGGTTCTTGGACATCTTCCGACAACATCTTTCTGAATTTAAAGGTGTTCTTATTTTTATTTACAAGTTCAATTTTTTTGAAATTACAAAAAATTGAATTACTTTTGAAATTTTTCATCGTCCTTTTACGAAGAGCCAGAACCATATTACGACGGCTATTGCAGCAATTAGAAAATACAACAATTAAAAAATACAACAACTAGAAAATACAAAAACTAGAAAATACAAAAATTAAAAAATATCTACTTATTTTAAACATGCGAAAAAAAACACAAAAGGGAGGCGTTCTTATAAAAACAAATCCAGAAGAAGCTATAAATTTTTTCATTGAGAACAGCAGTCAAGTTAATTGGTTAAGAGAAACGGCAAATTCAGCTAGTGGAGTGATTTTTGAATGCATTTTAAAGGAAGGAGTTGCATCACCTTATGAAATGATTCGTTCAACTGATTTCAAATCGCCCGTTAAAAAAATACTTATAAAATTTGTTGGAATTCGTTCAGAGGTTCGTGGTGAATATGACGATGATGAATGGACCGTTCCATTTAAAACTGTTTCACCAGCGTTGGGTATTAAAAATTTAGAAAAGGAAGAAACCTTTACAAAAGAAATAAATGTACAGACAGATATATTTTTAAAGACTATTTCTTATTTAAACCCATTGTGTCCAGCACCAATTTATGCATCTATTAAGAAGGATAAAGCTAATGCA